TTCCAAAGCATCAATAGTTATTTGAGATAAGCCAATATAACCGCGCTCTTGTAAGATTCTTTTCTCTCTTAATTTAATACCTTCTTGTTCAATCTTTTGTAAGGTATTGCCAGCATAAGTGGCTTCACCGGTGATACCTTCTAATGCAACTTTGAAGAAATCTAAGTATGCGCCTAATCCTTTTTTCTCAAATGTACCGGCAGTGCCAACCATAATATCTGCAAATTGAGTAGCAACCTTTTGTAATTTAAATCCAAATACATCCAATTGATCTGAACCGGTTGCCAACAAAGACACAGAAGTTAATAAACCTTGACCCAATGTTTCAGTGGCTTCTCCAGCACTAATTTTAAATGATGTTAATTGGCCGGCTAATGTTTTGGTTTGTGCTTCGGCTGATCCACCATACTTGTCTAAGTTTTGCATCAACTCTACAAAGCCCATTGCTTTGGCTTCGGCGGCTGTAAAGCCAACACCTAATTTAGCAATTGAAGTGTAATTGCCTACTGCGGCTTTATTTATAGCATTTAAAACGCTATCTAAATCTGCACCTGTACCGGCTGAAATATCTAATGCTTTACTAAGTAGATATTGTGATGATTGTAAATCTCCTGTTTGTGCAATTAATTTTTGCATTGCAGGCACTAATTGATCTTCAGTAACATTAGTTGCCTGTTGTAAATCTCCTATAAAGTTTTTTACATCAGGTAAGGCAAACTCCTGGCCTATGCTCTTTAATGTAAGTTGTAATTGTTTATCTAATTTTTCTTGCGCTAATGCGGCCTGAATAGAGTTTTTAGTAAATATGGCTAAGCCTGCGGCGGCGGCTACTCCACCAGCTTTAGCAAAAGTCTTTAATCTAAATGATCCAGTTGCAACTACTTTGTCAAAACCTTTTAACTCTTTTGTGGCACGCTCTAAACCCTTTTTATCAAATTTAGTAAGAAAGTTAATTGCAACATATTGACTTAATGCCATGTTTAACCCCTAAATTTTTCGCCTAGATATTTTTTAAGCACATCGTATAGATTATCATTTACTTGCCCACCTAATTGTTGTGATGCCCTATAAATCAATCTTTTTTCTTTATATGCAACTGAATTGGCAGTACCTTGTAATTTACTAATAAAAGATTCACTAGCATTACTATTGCGGCTAATGCGCCTAGTTCTACTTCTTGATTTAGAAGTACCAAATCCTGCTAACTCATAAATTATACCTGGTACAGATTTATTAATAATTGCTAATGCAGTTACAGAAAATGTTGTGCCTTTAACTCTTTGAACTTTTGTTTTGGCCGAACTTATCCTTATGCCGCGTACAACTTCGGTTTGTGACCATTTCCAACGGCTTCTTTTACTTTCGCCAATAGTTCTGCCCCGGTGTGCGGTGTCATTAGCCCATCCCCATGCAGGTGGATATGAAGGTTCAACATCACGCCATCCTGGAAATGGTGAGTGTGGTACAAAACTTTGTGCCAATTTTGCAACAGGCTTTACAGCCTTAGTTAGTTCCCTTCTAAATTCTTTGTGTAAATCAGGTTCTATCTTTTTCATAGTGGCCAATAATTCATCTAAATTTTCAACATAAATGGAAGGCACTGCCGCTAATGATCTAGTTCGGCCAGGCAATCCTGAATACTTAGGTTGCATTATTTCCGCCTAACTGTTGCCTTCTTGTTGTTGTAATAGCGTTCTTGCAAGATGGCTTTAATTGCTGAATAAATCGCTGGATCAACTTCTAGTAAATCTTTAGGGCTGATCCCTGTTGCCACCGACACGGAAGCGACTTCATAAATTGAGCCGTGTCGGTCTATCCATTTTTTGAATCATAAACCAAATCAATATCTGAATATTGATTGATGTATTCATCACCAAAAGCTAGATCGGTTTTGCCGGCATCTTTTTCTAAACGCCAAAGAAACCACCACAAATCTGATTCCATTTGTAGTTCGCCTAATCTCTTACGCCAACCTGTTTTAAATTCGGCTTCAAAGGCCACCTTTGCAGATGGCGTAAGATCATAGGTTACTTTCTTACCATCCTTTTTAACAACTTCAATTTTGTGCATTGTCCCACCCTTTCATTATTACGCGCTTGTTGATTTTGTTAATGCGGTTACAGGAAGCGAAACGCTAACTGAAGCTACTGCATCCACAGCACCGTTTACAGGTGTCCAGGATGAGATTAAGCATGACATTGTGTAACTTGGATTGGTTGCAGATACAGTACCGGATACTGGAATTAACTTAATGTTAAGTTTTGTACCTAGTGCATCTTCAAACAATGAGTTCACGGATGCTGAAGCAAAATCATTATACAGTTCAAGATTTAGAGTTGGGCGTTCAATCCCACCAATCATATTTTGAACAGTGTCATTCATTGCAGTGATCTCTACCTGATCAATTTCGCGTGCAAGGCTTACAGTGCTGACATGATCAGTAATGGTAGATGTTCCAACGATCACGGCAACTTTATTACCCATAAATATGGCCATAGTTTTCCTCTCTTACTAACCTATCAATTCAACCGAATATTGATAACTTAGGTAATCAATATTAGCGGATGTTATTGTTCCAGGGGATGCGGACACAACCCTTAGAGTTTGTACAGCACCGCTTAATGTTTTATCAGCCTCAATCGCGGTTTTAATTGAAGTTGTACCGGATGAAGCAAGTAGCCCATCCAATCTTTCTTGCCCATTGCGTTCACTCATTCTACCTACTACAACAATTACCTGGCAGGTGGCAGAATCAAATCCTCTATTTAATGTAAAATCATAATTCATTGATAATTGGCCAACAATTGCAAAAGCATTATTTGTTGGTATGTTTGTAGAATCAGGTACATAATCAAATACGCGCAATCCGCTTATTGTTTGTAATGCAGTTTTTAAATTATCTCTAACTGTACTTGGGGTCATGCAACTACTTCTTTTTTGTAAGCTCTAACCATGGCGGTTACATCTCTGCCTAAAGGTGACATTCTAACAACGCCTAAATCACCTAATCCTAAAATACCGCCTGGTGCATCTTTACGCTTATATAGATCAGCAGTAAGAATTAAACAAGCCATATTTATATCATCCGGCACTGAAGGCCATCCCCATTTTGCAGTTACTTGCACGCCAGGGCGTAATCCATTTTGTGTTATTCCTGGAAATATTGGCCAGGTTTCGGTATTAGATACCATTGTTAATTGAGTGTATGGCCGATTTAAAGATGATGCAGTTAATGGGTCTAAAATATAATCTTGATTCAAAGTCAAAGTTTTTGAATATGTGCCATTGCCGTTTGAATCAGTTTTAACAATTAAATCTGTTGTACTACCTAAATCATCTATATAAACAAAAATATCTGAATAAGCACGATAAAGCCGTGCTGATGCAGTTGCATCCAAAAAAAATCTTCTGTTAGCAATCCGATCAATTGATCTTGATGCTGATTCAACCAAATCTTCTAACAAGTCATTATCAGTATTATCTGATATAGACATGTACGCCTTAATTTGAGTTAATGTTGCATATCCATTTGTTATAGCCATGATCGGTATCCAAATCCTGTACTGCCCTGGGACATTAGACAAACTCCATTCATTAGATACCGATCATAGTTAGAATCCAGGCCACTGGAAGGGTAGCGGCCTGGAAACTTATTGGTTTAGAAACTTGGTGTTGCTAAACCTGTACCGTTAATTTGTGCAACAGCCTTTGAATAACGCTCTGCGGTAAATGCTGACATACCAAATAGAACGATATTAATTGCAACCTTGCCATTTGGTTCTTCAAATGTAACATAGGTTGGTGCGGCGGCTTCTTCCCAAAGATGGGTTTCATTCAAATCAACAACAAAGATTGTGTCTTGATTTGTGCTTGTACCCTTATTGGTTGCAATGTTAGCATCCACAATAATTGGCAATCCTAGAATTGAGTAACCTGAGTTACCGTAAGTAGGTGTGCCATTACCTGTACCCATTGCGTTCATTGGATTGTATGCCTGTGGCACAATCAATGGACGGTTTGAACTATCAACACCGGCCAATAGGAATCCTAGGCGGCGTGGGTGCATGATTACTGCATTTGGATTTACATAGATATTGCTTTGAATCTGTTGAATTGCATCAGCAATCTTTGGATACAAACCTGCAACTGTACCGGTTGTAGCGGTGTAAGTTACTAGAACTCCAGTTGTCATGTTTACAAGTCCTAATGGCTGGCCGTTTGAGCCTGTTCCATTTAGAAGTGAGTTATCCAATTTAGTGTGATAATCACGAATCAAATCACCCAAAACAATTCCTTCAATGTTGTATCCGCGTAGCAATGCTTGCTTAGATACTGATTGTTGGCCTGCAATTGTGTTTACATTTACAGTTAGGGTTGTATCCTCAATATCTTGTGATACTGCGGCTGTGTTTTGTGATGTTTGATATGCAGTGGTTGTACCAGTATTGATCTTAGAGATAACTACTGACATACCCTGGGTTGGTAGTTGATGCTTGCGTGCGGCATCCGCGAATGGGCGGCCGGCGCGTGCTAATGGTGCGTATAGATCAACAAGGTATTGTGGCACGACAAGGCCTGCAAAATTGGATGTACCAACTGCACGCTTCTCAATTGCCATTTCCTGTTGGTGGCGTGCAATACGCGCACTGGCTTCACCATCTGTTTTAAATTGTGCTTTTAGTGCATCAGTTAAGAAATCATTGTTTGATCTCTCTGAGTAAGTAAGTGCTTCACTGGTAACTATAAAGCCACCGGCGCGTGCTTCTTTCTTTGGCTCAATATTCGCATCAACCTTAGCGGCTAAATCTGCGGCTTTTTGATTACGGATTTCAATATCGGACATCTGCTCAATTCGCTCATCCAACTTTTTAATCTCTAGGTTAAGGGCTTCTACATTAGCCAACTCAACTTCGGATAGATCGCGTGCT